CCCTCCTCTTGAAGTATCTCTGCCGCCCATAAGGGTGGATGGTCGTCCTCTTGCTTCCTTGATGCTTCCACTCGGGGAGTCCAGTCATAATATTCCGTATCTCCTGTGCGGCGAAGCGGTCGATCTTGTCGGGACTGCCACCGAGGGCCTCTGCCCAGATTTCCAGTGTACAGACTGTTGACCGCTTCACGGTACCGACTGCACCGGACGCGAGCCACTCTCGGCGCGTGTAGATGTCGAGGGTCTCCCAGTCTTCGGGGAGGAGCTTCTCGAGGTACTCGGCCACGATGCCCGCTCTCGGGTTCTCCTCTTCGTATCTCTCCTGGACTTCCCGCGCCATCTTCTCGATGTCCTTCGGCAGGTAGAGCTTCTCGCCGTTCTTGAAGAGGTGAACGGCTTCCGCCCATATCTGCCTCACGACGTCGTCGCTCAGGGTGTCCCACAGTTCGCCCGTCGGCTCGTTCGGTGTCTCCACTACCCAGAAGCGGCGGTTGCCGGTAGGGTCTCGGAGGAATTGCTCCTCGTTGGTCGTGCCGATGAATACGCACTGACGGGGGAACTCTTGGAGCCTGCGCCCGTAAGCGGGGCGGAACCTGTCCGCCTGCTTGGAGATGTAGAGCTTGATGGTCTCGACCTCCGCCTTCCGCATCCCGGCAAGCTCGCCGACCTCGACGATCCACACGCCCTGCACCTGCTCGTAGGCCTCCTTGCCCTGGAGTGTGCTGAACGTGTCCGAGAACCACGCCCCGCCGAGCCTTGCGAAGAGCGAGGACTTACCGATGCCCTGGGGACCTCTCAGCGTGAGCATATAGTCAAATTTACAGCCGGGGCGGTATATACGCGCCACAGCCGCCACAAGGGTCTTGCGTGTGACCGTTCGGGTGTAGACGCTGTCCTCCGCGCCGAAGGTGTCGATGAGGAGCGTGTCCACGCGGGGCACGCCGTCCCACTTGCACCCGTCGAGGTAGTCCCTCACGGGGTGGAAGCTGTGCTCCTGCGCCACGACGTTCACCGCGTCGAAGATGCGATCCTTGCCGGTCATCCCGTAGGTGCGCTCGAGGTAGTAGCGGAGAGCCGCATCGTCTGCGTCTATCCATTGACTTGCGCCTTTGACCGCCCTCCACGGGAGCGACTTGAGCGTCACGATGTTGTGATCCATCTCGTTGAAGGCGAGGCACCCTTTGAGCTTCGGGTCGTGCCGTAAAATGATTACGGCATTCTCGATGGTCTGCGCGAGTCCGCCCCTCTCGGTGATTTTCAGCTTCTCGCGCCAGTTCTCGTCTGTCTCCTCGGGTAGCTCCTCGAAGTCTGCCGAGGCTTCCGCCATTCGGTCGGACACGAGCTGAGCCGTGACCTTCTTGTCGTCGGTGGCGAGCTTCGCCATCGCCTTGTAGCTGGGGCGCGACGTGATGGGTGTGTCGGGGTCGACGTTCGCGTCCAGGTCGAGGAAGGTGTGAAGCCTTACGAGGTCCCAGGCGTTGCAGAGCTGACCGCTCGCGGGGTCTGTCGCGTGATGGGAGAAGGTGAACTTGTCGTCGTATATAACCACGCCCGCCGCCGTGCTTCCCTCGGTGTAGGTATAGCGCCCGGGATCGTCACAGGGGACGTAGGTCGGGACGTATGCCTCGACCGCCTCCTGGATGGTGTAGGCGCGGCAGAACGCGCCGACGATGCCACCCTTCTCGAGCGGGTCCTTCTGCTTCGCGGCTGTGCGCTTGACTACCTCGGCGACTCTTGAACTCATCGGCCAGCTTGACACGTCGCGCCAGTCGTGATAGGTGCCGAGGACTGCATCGGGATCGAGCAGGGGAGCGTCAACGTGGTCGAAGACGAACTCCCCGTCGCTTGAGGTGCTCGGCCAGTACATCACGCGCTGGGGCTGGTAGCTGGTATCGTCAAATTTATCAATGCCGAGAGCGTCGGCGACTCTGCGACCTATTGCCTGATACTCGTCGGGGCTTACGTTCCGAGCGAGAGGCACCACGAGCCTCAGGCGGGGCTTCTCTGGTGTGTGTTTGTGTGTCGAGTATACAGCGGCGGCGTTGCCATACAGGAGAAGCCAGTCAGCCCAGAGCTCGCCGTCAGCGTAGTCGGCATCGAGGCAGAGCACCGAGCGGTGGCGGATGTCGGAGCGGCTTCCGTTGTTACAGTAACCACCGACAAAGCCGCCCTGGTCTTTCCTCTCGGACTGCTGGTCTCGCGTCATCGCGCGGTACTCCGCCATCGTCTCCGTGGTTCTCACGGTGACGCTCATCCGGTCGAGAAGCTCCGACCACTTCATCGGGCGGTTCTTCCAGGACTTTGTCTTCCGGCTGTTTCCGAGGGCGACGTCAAGCGCGCGGTCGTGTTGTATTGTCATATCGCGCCCTCCTTGTGTCTTTCTTTGAGTATGTCGCCGATGTCGATCTCTCCTGCGAGTAGTCTCTTGTAGTCTTTGAAAAACGCGCGGTTCTTGATACTTTCGCCCACCTCGGCGAGCGCATCCTCCAGGGCGAAGCGGGTGTCCAGATCAGCGACTGAGTAGCCGTGGGTGTAGCTTTGCCACTGGCTTCGGTCTAAGCGTTGGAGCTCTTGCCACAGGTCAGGGAAGTGTTCGCGGAGTTTTCGCAGATTATCATAGCTTGACAGCGGACAGCACCAGCAGCTGACCCTTGACCTGCCGGTCTTCTCGTCGCGGAAGATTTCATAGAGACCCTCCCAGTCATACCCGCGGTCGTAGCAATACTTGAGAGCCATCGCCTCGTCCCAGCCCCACACTCGCAGGGGATGCAGTTGGTCAGCCCTTTGGTTGTTCTCCCTCTCGAGTCTGTAGTCCTCGTCGGCTGCGATGCCTATGTATTGTCGCACCTCATACTCTTGGCGCAGTTTTTGAAGGTATTCCTCAATTATTTGTATTTTCAGGTATTTCGTGCACCAGCGGTTTTTGAAGCTCGGCCACCCATATCCAGGGACGCCGAAGTGATCGCTCGTCGGTTTCCTGTTCGGGACATCCACCCGGGAGAGGTAGTACTCGAGGTCGTGCTCGGCTCGGAGCGTCGTGAACTTGACGCCCGCCGCCTCGATGACCTGCTTGACCTTCTCGACGTGCCGAAGCATCGCAGGGAACTCCATCGTCGTGTCGCAGAATATGACCTCGTCGAGAGGATCGCCCCTTTCTATCAAGTGGAGCACCATCGCGGTGCTGTCCTTACCGCCGGAGAAGCTGGCGACGTGATATTCAGGCTTGTCCATAAGCTCTCGCCCTCCTTGCCTTGTTTCGTGCCTCTGCTTTTGCTTGCTTGGCTCTTATGTACTCGCGCTCTGCTGTTATGTATTTATTGAGGGCGGTGGCGGTTCGAGTGTAGACCGTCTCGGTCTTTTCGTTCGCGCTCCACACCTCGACGCGGTGTCCTATTGTCAGCCGTTGCTTGGCTTTGCGGGCTGAGGAGGTGACGAGCACCGCCCTCCCGCTGTTTGTCTGTTGCACCACAAAAGTGTTGTATTTTGCCATCTGTGGTTGCCTCCTTTATTATTTCAATATTAGCGCCTGGTTGACGTCCAGAGGAACATCGCAGAACTCGTCGCCCTTTACGCCCACCGCGAGGATGGTGCCGAAGAGCTGCACCCCGCAGAGGTTCATATTGAAGCGCATCCCGTTGATGCGTCCCTCTTCGTTGACGATGATGCAGAGATCAGAGAGGAGGGTGACGGTCTCGATGTACCCGCCCACCTCAGCCTGGAGAGCCTCCAGGGTGTTCTCTATCTCGATTTGTTCCCAGCGTTGCCCGGGTCTTTTTCTCAATGCTTTCATATCTCCGCGTCCTCCAGTACCTCGTCGAGTGCTTCGGTGATGCGCTTCTGTGCGATGGCATGGTAGCCCTCGTCAAGCTCGAAGCCGATGTAGTTGCGCCCGGTCTTTATGCAGGCGACGGCTGTGGTGCCGCTTCCCATAAAGGTGTCAAGAACGACCGCGCCGGGCTCGGTGCTGTCCTCGATGGCTTTCGCTACCACTTCCCAGGGCTTCTGTGTCGGGTGCTGTTTGCCGCCGTTGGTGCTTTGCGCGCCGGAGTTGAACGCCTTCATCCTCCAGACGTTCGTGCCGACTCCGCCCTTCGTCTTGCTCTTATAGGTGCCGAAGATGATGAACTCGTGGGCGAAGCTGTAAAAGCTACCGGGGCCGCTCATTTTGTCCCAGACGAGCAGGTTCCGCACAGGGAGCGCCGCGTTGATTAACGGGAAGTAGTAGGCATAGCCCCGGAAGTCGGTGAAGAAGTAGAAGCTCCCGTCCTCCTTCAAGACGCGGGCATACTCTGCGAATAATTGCTTGTAGAACGGCGTGCAGATTGCCAGGTCGTTGAAGGCTCGGTTGCTGTTGAGCTGCTCCGAGTTCTTTGCGTTGGTCTTGCTTCCTGCGTGTCCCATGCTGAGGAAGTACGGCGGGTCTGTGACTATAAGGTCGACCGAGTTGTCGGGGATCGCCGCCAGACCTTCCAGGCACTCGATGTTGTCAATGTAATTTAACCGCATTACTGCCACCCCCGAGGAGTATCTTGCGGAGCCCCTTGAGGGCTCCATCGGTATCTCCCGCGCGTACTTGTCCGACGAGGGTCTTGTACTGCTGGCGGGTCAGTTTGTGCTTGTTATCTTTAATTTGTAATAAGACCAGAGTCTCCGCGGCTCTGTATTCTTCCATCGTTTTCTCCTATTCTCAGCGCGTCAGCCATGCCCTGCATACAGTAGAGGGCAGTGGGGAGGGCGATGCCGTTGCCCCACATCTTGTACTCCGCGCTGTCGGTGTGTAGTTTGTTGTACCAGGTGAGCATCTGCTTCGCAGTGTAGTCCTTGACCGCTCTGCCGTTGATGACGGCGTGGGTGTTTCGGACTTCCTTCCAGAAGAGAAGCTCCTCCTCGGTTAGTTCGTTTTTAGGTAGTGGGTGCCCCCACTTGTCGGGGAAGCCTTGAAGCCTCGCGCACTCGGCCGGAGTGAGTCGGCGGACGATGTACTCAGGCAGTGGCTCCACCACCACGGAGCTGTAGTCGGTGATGCGGTTGTTGTTATTGCCCGTCACCGTGCTGACCGTCCCGCCGTCGCCGTTTCCGCGTGCGTCGTACACGACCCCCGACCTGCCTGTCGACAGTCCACAGTTGACGCCGAGCGTGCTCGCCTTGTCGCCCGTCAGGGTCGCGTTGTAGGGGTCGATGCCTTCTCCCTCTCGATCATCTGCTCGAGGGCTTCTTTGAGCTTCGGCGGGAGAGTCTTGCCACGGCGTTCCGCTCTGCGAAGAATACCCTCGCAGGCCCTCGCGCTTAAATAGTAC